GCTCTGATCGCTGTTGAACAACCTCGACCGATCCAACACGACCTGGAGGCTGGTCCGCGGTACGAAGACCACCTGGCTCGTGTCAAAGATGTAGATCGAGTTGGTGGCGTTGCTGGTGCCCGTTGTCTCGTTCGTCGACAGTTGGCTGGTCCAGAAGAACTGGGAGGCGCTCATGCCCATCGCGGCCAGCGCGCTGGACATCAGATACTCGCCGTTGGCGACCGACCTCAACTGTGTGAGCGTGGCGCGGTTCCGGACGTGTCCGACGACCGCGAGCCGCTCGCGTGGGATGCTGAGCCCATCGAGCAACGCGACCGCGTTCATCAGGATGTCGAACGTCACCGCCGTGCCGTTGGTCGCCGCTACGAAGGGCTGGGTCCCGGTCACGTTCTTCAAGCCCTTGACATCCGTCCCGACGCCCGAGCCCTCCAGCAACTGCTGGTCGACCTTGAGCGCGAACACCTTGATTAGGTGATCGTTGAGCACGCCAACCACGGCCGGACTGGAGTCGTCGATCACCTCGTTACTGAGCTGGCTGAGGCTCGCGATCTTTTTCGGGGTGGCGGTGATCGAGCCGAACGTGACATCCGCGGGTGTGATCGGGGCGCCCTCGGCCACCGTGGTCGGCGCGATGTCACCACTGATCGTCGGCCACGTCTCGCTCTTTCCGTTGATCGGCATCGTGTTGAGCCCGGTCTTGAGCATCACCGCGGTGGCCCGGAGCTTGTCGAAGAGCACCTGGCCGACGATTGTCGGGGCGATCGAGATCGAGTCCGTTAGTGACCGGGACTCACCCGCCGGCACCCGCTGAAGCCCGGCGGCCAGTTCGGACATCACCCGGACCTCACCGATACCCTCGACGTGGCGATCCTCGACACGGAGCACGCCACCTCGGCGCCGGATCACGATCTCGCTGCCGACGACCTCACCGTGTAGGACCTCCTCTGAGGCTGCTGGGGTGCCGCTGTCGCCCCCTGGCGGCTCCGGCAAGGGTTCGGGTCCAGCTCTGTCCTCCGTCGCCTCCTGAGGGTCCCCAGCCACGTCTGAGGGCGGTTCTAGTGTGATCGTGCTGTCGGCCTCGTCGGCCATCGGTGCCTCCCTGGATCGGTATTCAACTTTTGCGGCGCGATATGCCGGCAATGCGACGAGTGACACGTCCCACAACGCCTCGATCGACTCGACGTGCCTGGTCGTGCCTCGCCACCTGTCACGCGCGACGACCATCCGGAACGAGCTGGCGCGCAGGTCGCCTCGTTCTACGGCTTCGACGACATCCTGGCGTGACTGCGGCGGCTCGAAGCTCCACGAGCCGTCGCTCCGGTCGATCGTGAGCGTGGTCGGAAACCTGGCCAACGGTAGGCCGGCGTGCTCGATGCGTGCGACGCAATCGCTCAGATCGGCACCCTGGAGCGCGCCCGGCTGGATGACCTCGGTAAACCCGCCGAGATCGCGGCTCTCCACGCCGAACGGAACGCGCGAGCGGATGCGCCGACCCTCGAGGCTCAGCTCCGCCGTGCGCTCCTCGATCTGGCCGGCTACGGGACGGTCAGTCATCTGTGACATCCGGCAGATCGACCTCAGGCCCGAGGTTCTCCGCGGCCCTCACCTCGTCGCGAGTCATCCAGCCTGGCGACCCGGAGCTGGTCGATCCGAGCGCCGCGGTGTAGAACTGCGCCCGCTCCGTCGAGGAGGCCCGCAGGAGCGCGGTCGTGTCGAACCTGACATAGGACTGGCCCGGACACAGATCCGGATCACGGCTGATCGCCTCCTCGATCCGAACCAACAGCGGCCTCAGGGCGCGATTGACGAAGGCCATCGCCTCGGACTCCTGCGTGGCGTAGGTCATCGACCGGCCGGTGTCTCCGCCGATCATCGCGCTCGGGATGCCGAATAGTCGCGCGATCTGCCGCGTGCTCAATTCCATCTGCTGGATGAGTTGCGAGTCCTGCGCGTTCAGCCCGAGCTGCACGAAGTCGATCTCGTCCGCCGAGACGACGGCGACCTTGTGGTGGTTCAGGGCGCCGCGGTGCTTCGCGTCCCATTGCTCGGAGATCTTGCCGACGGTGAACTCTGACTGACCACCCTTCACCCGCAGCACGCCGCTAGGTCTGGAGCCCTGGTCCATCAGGTTCTGAGCGGACGCCGAGAGGCTCGCGTTGAGGCCCATCGCCATCGCGCACTGGGTGATCGGGGAGACGCCGCGCAGATGGTCGAGCGTGACGCTTGAGCGGATGTGCAGGATGTCGTCGGGTCCCGTCTCGATGGAGCCGCCGGAGTAGCCGGCGATGTAGGTGACGATCTGGCCGTGCAGTCGGACCTGGACCATTGCCGGGTCGAAGCACGCGAGCTGGACGATCGTCCCGGAGTCGTCGGTGAACTTCCCGATGAACGCATTCCCGTCGACCAGGAGGGATTGCACGATCATCGCCACGAGATCACAGAGCGTCTGACCGGGCGCGGGTCGCCGGAGCAACTGCGAGATCCGCGCATCGGGTCCGACCTCGACACGACCGCTCGGCGTGTCCCGGAACGGCTCCAGCGGCAAGGTCGAGATCGTGTCGCACAGGAGCTTGATACAGGCGTGAACGTCGAGGACCTGAGTCCACGTTGTCTCGTTGATCGTGGTCAGGCCGCCCGCGGCGACATCCGGCAGCATCACCGAGGGGAGATCCTGCGGCGCTAGCGTCCGATCCTCGATCCTCCGGCGGGTGAACAGGCCCACGCGCAAATCCTACCTCCGCCGTAGGATTTATCGAGATGGTGTCCTTCCGAGCGGACCTTCAGGGCTTCCGGGCTTTGTGCCGGGCGATCCGGGAGCCGCTCGAACTCCACCAGATCAGGATCGCCCGAGCGGTCCTCGACGGACCGGAGCACGAGATCGGCGTCTGTGTGGCCCGTGGGAATGACAAGACGACGACCGCGGCGCTGCTGGCCGTCCACCACGTCCTCTCGAACCCCGGCGCCAGCGTGACCATCGGCGCAGCGTCTCGCGATCAGGCCAGGATCGCCTTCGAGCGCGCTCGTGGCTTCGCTGAGCATCCCGCGATCGGTGAGCATCTCGTGGTCCGTCACCTGGAGCTGCGCGGCCCCGAGGGCGCGCTGCTGCGAGTGATACCCGCGGACGCCGGCCGGGCGCACGGACTCAGCTCGGCGCTCTACATCGCGGACGAAGTGTGGACGTGGCGTGACGCCGGCCTGCTCGAAGCCCTCCAGACCGCGCTGGTGAAGCGACCGGACGCGCGCCTGCTGGCGATCTCGACCGCACCCGCCACCGCAGACTCGCCGTGGGGACGGATGCGCGCACGGGCGCTCGCGCAGCGCGACGTCTCGAGACACGGCGTCTACACCGAGGCCCGCGGCCAGCTCCGCTGGCTGGAATGGTCGGCGCCCGCGGATGCCAGCCTCGACGACTACAAGCTCGCGGCGCGAGTCAACCCGGCCAAGCGGTTCACCCCGGCGATGATGCGCCAGGCGCGTAGTCGTGTTCCCGAACAGAGCTATCGCCAGTTCCACCTGAATCAGCTCGGCGTGACCGAAGCGAGCTGGCTCCCCGCGGGAGCCTGGCAGGAAGCTGTCGGCGTGCCGGAGCCGTCTGGGAGGCTCTGGGTCGGCCTGCACGTCGGCAAGGACGGCTCGACCGTGGTCTGGGTCGACGACCGGGGACACGTCGGCTCCTGGACCACGTCGGAGGACGATGGTGGCCTGGCCGCCCGCGGCGTGGTCGAAGACCTCGCCCAAAGTTTCACGATCGTCGAACTTGCCGCGGATCCGTGGCGGTGCCGGTCGGTGCTCCACGAGCTGGCCCGCGGGCTGACCGTGGTCGAGACTCCGACGACCGACAGCCGGCTGATCCCCGCGAGCGCCCTTCTGCGCGAGCGGATCACTCAGCGCCAGCTCGTGCTACCCGACGACGAGCACCTGCGCGGTGCTGCCGCGCGTGCCGTGGCCAAGCAGGTCCGCCGCGGATGGAAGGTCGACGGTGAGGGCATCGGCCCGCTGCTCGCGCTCCTGCTCGCCGTGGACGCCGCCGGCCACGAGCAGGCGGAGCCGGTGAGGCTCCTCGGATGGCTCTAGTCCGGCGCTGCCTGCGCTGCCGCGCGCTGATCGCCTACGGCAGCTATTGCGCCGTGTGCGGTGGCCTCGGCGGTCGCAAGCCGCACGGACCACGGCCAGCCTCACCCGGCCGGCGGGCGGGGCGGTGGCTTCAGGCCCGGCGGGCCGAGCTGTACCTGGCGCAGGGCGGCTGCTGCGCGTGGTGCGCGGGTTGGCATCCCCTGACGGACCTCCAACTACACCACCTCGACCACGACCACCGGAACGACACGCCGGCTAACCACGTGCTTCTGTGCCGATCGTGCCACGCTCGGGCGGGACAGCGGAAAACCCCTGCGTAGAGCGGGGTTTTCGTGAATTCGGCGGAAAGTGCCGTGTCCAGCCGACCCCATCCAAAAAATCGGGGACCTCACGCCAGGATCGGCCGCACGCGCTTGCGGGCCTCGTAGAACGCGGTGACCATCGGCTTGGGGGCGCCCACCCCATCCGTGGCCAGGTAGTGCTCGACGGCCGCCACGTGGCGAGCGCTCAGCGCCTGCCACGCCAGGCGCAGGCTCTCGCGCTCTAGCACCACGGCCAACGGGTCGGCGCCGAAGTGCCAGCTCGGCGCCTGAAGCTCGATCTCCGCCTCGTGAAGGTACTCGACCGACATCGGTGGCTCGGCGGTCCAGCGCATCTTGCGACGGCGCCGACGATGGTCGGCCAGCATCGCCTCGTGAGCGACCATCGAGGCGAAGCTGACGAACGACGCCCGGTGCGGGTTGTAGTGGCCGCGCTGGATCTCGCGCCAGATGTCCTCGACCGCGATCTGGTACAGGTCGTCGATCGTCGTCTCACCCGTCACGATCGACGCGGCGACATTGCGGAGCTGAGTCCGGCTGTGCTCGATCAGCACCGCGAACGCGGTCTGGTCACCGGCTGCCGCTCTCTTGGACAGCCAGTGCTCGAACTCGCGTCTCACCGCCCGAGTATCGCCGCTGAGCGCCAGCGCTTCCATGGCGCTTCCATAGCGCTTCCATCAGGCCACCTGAGAACGACGAAACCCCCGCGTTAGCAGGGGTTTCGTCTCGGTCTGAACGTACTGGACGATGTACATGATCAGGTACATCGGGGGTAAGTCGGCCTCAGTCCGCTACAGCGTTCCCCCTGCAAATCGACACTTTCCGTCGCGGGACCCGGGAGCGGGAACTTTGGCCGATTGGAACGCCGTGCTTCCATAGCGCTTCCATAGCGCTTCCCGGCTAGGCGCTCGGCACCGCTCGGAGCACTGGCGCAGGAGCGCCGTACAGAGCCTCTAGCCGGTCCTGCTGGTCCGCGCGACGGCGCCGAGCGTCCCACTCGTGCGCGTAGACGCGAAGCACGGTCTGGATATGGTCGCCAAGCCGTGCGGCGATCTCGGCCACGTCCCACCCGGCGGCGATCAGCCGGCTGGCGTGCGTGTGGCGCAGATCGTGGAGCACGGGCGCTCGCGCGATCATCTCGCTGCCGCGCATGATCGGACCGAGGCCCGCCCGCTCACGAGCGCGCTGCATGAGCGAGTTGACCGAGCTAAAGCTGTACGGCTGCATGCGGTACTTGGCGCGAGTCCCGGCTTGCCGGCCGGCGGCGCCTCGTCCGCCCATGTGGCGGAACACGAACTCGCCATCGTCCGGGCGCCCGGTCGCCAGCCGGTGCGCTCGCAGCTTGCCGACCAGCGTCGGAGAGATCGTGACCGTCCGCATCGACCGCTTGGTCTTGGTCGCCACCCGGCTCGTGTCCCGGCGCGAGAGCTGCGCGTCGACCGTGACCGTGCCCTCGTCCAGGTCGAGGTTGCCCCAGATGAGGCCGCGCGCCTCGGAGACGCGAAGGCCGGTCTGGACGATCAATTCGAACAGCAGGCGATGCTCCGGCGCGATCGCATCGAGCAGCTTGGCCAACTCCTCATCGGTGAGGATGCGATGCGGTGAAGCGTCGTCTACCGGTCGCTCCTTCCGGTCGAGGAGCTTGGCCGGATTGCTGCCGGTGTGGCCGAGCGTCTTGATCGCGTACCGGTAGACGGCGCCCACGATCGCTATCCGGGACTTCAGCGTCCATCCCTTCGTGCCGGTCGCCTGCTCGCGCGCAACGTAGTCGCCAAGCATGGCCGGCGTGATGGCCGCCAGGCGCATGGCGCCGAACTCCTCGACCAGCAGGTGAAGGTGGCGCCGGTAGTTCGTCTGCGACTGCGGCAAGGTATTCCGGGTGGCGCGCATCTCCCACCACGACTCGGCGGCTGCGCGGAACGTCAGCCGTGGCGCATCCGGCACCAGTTCGCCCTTCGCGCGCTTGGCCAGCTCGGTCGCCAGCTCGGCGCGAGCCGCCTTGATGCCGCCTTCCACTACGCGCCAGCGCTGCTTGCTTCCGGCATCGCGCCAGCCGATCTCGTATTTCCCGTCCGGGCGCTTGTAGATGCCGCGCTCGACGCTTTCCCGTCTGCTCATGACTGCCTCCGTTTAGAACTCCGTTTGACTGCGTGACTTGAAACGATGCTAGCGGCGCCTCGGTTGGCTGCGTGACTGCCTCCGGCCGGGGCGCCCCTACGCCAGTTATCGAGCGCTGAGGGGTCGAAGTACAGCCGTCCGCGAGCCGTGCGCTGCTCGAACGGGATCGACCGGCTGGCGGTCAACTGGTGGAGAGCGTTCAGCGAGATGCCGAGATACTCGGCCGCCTCGCGAGAGTTGAGCCAGCCGTCTCGCGATGCCGGCGCCGGCTTCGGGATGTACGGCGCCAGGCGCTGCGCGAGCTCGCCGAGCTCATCGGGTCCGAGCTCATCGAGCAGATGTCGCCAAAGCGTGGTCACTCGTCCTCGGCCGGCGGATGGATCGTGGCGTCCGGCATGCCGTCGTAGTACTCATCGCCGGCATCCATACCGTCGAGCGCTCGAGCGAGATCCTGGCGCAGGACCGGACTCATGCAGTCGATACAGATCGGGATCGGGATCGGGCCGGCGGTGGTCGCCGCCACGTCCGTCTCACCACCGCAATACGCGCAGAGCATCACGAGAAGACCGCCAGACCGCCACGTGGCGGAATGGCGGTCTTCTTCCTACTCATCGCTCTCATCGATCGCATCCT